AAGTAATAAGCTAAACCAGCTACAAAACAAGGATAAAACCTAAATGGCATATCCATAGTATTTGTTGCTTTATCGGCATCATCCATTCTTACCAGTTTGTTGAAAACTAATATATCAGTGCTGTTTTCAGGTGCAGGCCAGACCTTCAGTGCTGGTGTTGTTAATTTATCAAAGAAGAATTGTGATGGTCTAGCCTTTGTTTCTTTGTTTGGTATGTTGATATATTCAGATCTACTAATACGATTCATGCTTATATCAGTTTGTGTTTGGTTTACAGTTCTGCGTAAAACTACATCTAAAACATCAATAACATTAGAATTTAAAGAATAGCTAGAAGTACCTTCAGTAACAGTCTGTGTTGCTTGTTCTATTGTCCACTGGTTTAGACCACGATTAGCCCATTCAGCCAACATTAGATTGATAGATCTGCGAGCTGTTTTTAAATCGTAACCTGTTCTAAGTTCTAGTCCACATCTTTCAAATGCTTCTTCTACAAACTCAGCTACGTTTGGTTCAAAATCTGTGCTACCTGATAATGCCATTTATTTATTATCCTCTTGATTGTAAAGATTATCAAACGTAATGTTTGGATCTAAATAACTATCATGTTTTTCTGCTGAATGAACCCACTGACTAGGTGAAAAATCAGGAGCACCTTGTCCTACTCTCCATAGAGCAGGATTTGTAGCTCTTACTCTGTTATTTGGCAGAGCAACAAAATTGCCAGTATATTCACCAGCATCTGTTAAATATAACACATGAGATTGTTTATGTTGAGCTGGATCATCTGCTATTGAATGATCTGTGTAATCAACGGTAAACATATAAGTTCCTGTGTAAAACTCACCATTAATTTTACATATCCAAGGTGAAGAACTTACACGATCCAAACTAACTACGCTGTGATGATGACTGAGACAGTCCCAGGGTTGTGCTAGATGATCTTCCATGGGCTTTGGCCATTCATCTAGTGGTATATCTGCTACAAGAGCTTGTATTGGCATTCTTGCCCACATAGCACCACCGTGTACATTTTCATCAGGATAGCCTTCAAAATCAGTCTCACAGCCTGTAAAGACTACTTGAAATGATAATGATCTGTCAGGAATGGTATTTACAGCCATAACTAATGCGTGCAAATACTCACCGTGATAATTTTGGTGATTAGCGGTAAATTCTTTTCTTACCCAGCATTTAAACTGCGGTATATTTGATATTAGATATGACAAGAGAAAGCCTAATTATACTTTTCCGCCTTTCGCCATATACTTAGATTTTTTCATGGGTCCGCCTTTTGCCATATACTTAGAACCCTTCATAGCACCGCCTTTAGCCATGTATTTAGAGCCTTTCATAGCTCCACCTTTGGCCATATATTTAGAACCTTTCATGGCTCCTCCTTTTGCGGCATACTTACGTCCCTTGACGGCACCACCCATTGCATAACCTTTTGTTCTTTTAAACATAATTAATCCTTTTTCTTTGGTCTGCCTCTTTTAGCAGTAGTTTTTTTTGCAGTAGCCTTTTTCTTAGGCATATTGTAAAGAATACGCTCGTCTTTAACAGGCTCGTCTGGTCTTACTTTAGCGTTTAACCTTGCTTGTAATTTCGGATCCTCAGATTTTTTCTTTGGCATAATTTCTCCTAACTTATAGTGGTTACTTTTCTGCGGTTATTCATAACTTTACCACAACCTTTGGCTATAAAACCACCTCTTTTCTTTTTGACTCTATTTTGTTTTGCCATAGCTTTTTCTATAGCACTGCCTCTAGCTTCTTCGTATGATGATAATTTACCATCTTTATTCAAATCAGCTTTTTGCTTGTTTTTAACCATAAATCCTCCTTGATTTACTGAAACTCTTGCTTTTTTTGTGTTTGCTACTACTGTTTTACCTTTTGCACCAGCAGCTTTCTTTTTTCTAGCTGTTTTTGCTCTTTCCGATTTACTTAAACTCTGTGCTTTAGATTTAGGAAGGCATCTATCTGGATTTTTCTTGTTTTTACTGGTACCACAAGGTCCTTTAATTTTACCATCGGTGCCTATGCGAACCCATTGTTGATCTCTCCATTGTTTGAGTTGACCCATTATCTTAACCTTGCTTTCATGACAGCACCTTGACCTCTTATAGAGACAAAACCACCTTTTGCTTTTTTCTTTCTTTTTTTACTACCTTTTGCGTAGTTTGGATCTTTACAGTATTTAGATGCAGCCATATTGGCATATGCACTTGGGTATGTATCAAAGGTTCTTTTAGCCCAAGCTTTTCCTTCTGGACATATTTTACCACCACTTTTTACTTTGCCGCCTTTTTTCATTTTTATGGACTGTAGTGTTTTAGCCTGTTTTGCGTGTGTTTTACTTGCTTTTTGCAAACCTTTTATTACTTTTTTAAGTTTTTCTTTAGCCATAATTTAATCCGTCTAAATGATAGTTTAGCGTAAGCTCATCGCCAACACTAATTTTTTTTGAGGTAATTACATTATAAACTCTATAATCGTCCCAATCTAATTCTTCACTTAAATAACAATTAGGATCTTCTGAATGATTCAAAAAACCTCCTATGGATGTTCTTACATAACCTTGTATGATGGGCACTTTAATATGTGACATCCCTAAATCAAATTCTTTATTAATATTATCTATTGCAAATAGCCCAAAACCTTCTATAGGACTTTTTTGCACTTCAATACAATCAGGCAATGGTTTGTAATAAAATTTGTTGTAAACAGGATACATTTAACACTTCCATCTTCTTCTTGCTTGTCTAATTCTTGAATTAGGATTGTTTCTTGTTTTTGCAGAGCTACGTTTTAATTGCCCTAGTGATCTAGCACAATAAGATTTACGTCTTTTTGCTGCTTTAGATCCTTTTTTAACTTTACCTGTAACAGCTCCTTGAAGCTTAGATCCAGGATTTTTTCTTCTGTGTTCTTTAATGCCTTTACGGGTCATTCCCGCCCCTTTTTTAGTGGGGCGGTAATTACCACCTTTACCTGTTGTTCTGGCTATAGGTTTTTGTCTTCTGCGTCTTGTAGTAGCCATTCATTAATAGTTTTTATTCAAAACTAAAATAATAGAGTATGTGTCTCCACTCGAATGACCTATGGTCGTAAAGTCAATATCACCAGTAACACCGGAACCAGCATTATTAGGTATGGCACTAAATAAATCATAATACTCATCACCTGTGCTGTCTGCTGGTAAACCAGTTAATAGCACGTTAGATGTAGCATCAAATTCGATGTTTACACCCATACCTCTTGTAGCCCAGTATATTCTAGCAACGGAAACAGAAGTACAAGACTCTCCTGCACTATTTGATGTTAGTGCAGAAACGTCTACCTTTTTTACAGCCGCCTCACCTGTACCATCAGATACATTAGTGAACTTCATAACAGCAACTCTTTCACCGTCTTGAATTGTTTGTGATGTTACTGTATCTGCCATAATCTACTCCTATCTTTCTACTGCTGCTACAACGTAGTCAATAGTCATAGTTTTAGCTGCTGCTGCACCGTTTTGAATACCGAAAGAAACTGTTAATTCTTCGTCATCTGGTAAATTTGTATTTACTACGGATACTGGTGCTGCATTATTTACAGAATAAAATACTTTTGAAGCATCTGGATCAATAAACCAGGTAACTGTAACAAAAGTATCGTCTTCCATTGTGTGAATAGCTGTAGTATCAGTTGATGTACTATCTTTTTCAACAATAAAGTCTAGGTTTGTGTCACCATCATCTTTTATGAAGAATACACCGTCAGTCGTAGCTAATGGTGTTGTATCAGTAATTTGTAAACCAATTACAAAATCTGATTGTGTTGCATCACTAACTTTAAATCTAGCAGAAAAATACGCTTTTTTGCTTGTACTTAATTTAAAGCTTTCACCTTTTAATTGTAAAAAGTCTAAATCGTTATCAGCATCATCATTTGTAAGAAGTAATGCACCACCAGCTTGTGATGTGATTGCTTCTGACGCATTTCCTGAACCAGCTTCAGTTGTAGTTATAGTCCAATCACCAGAGTTATATGTAAAAAAGTCATTGTGATACATATAAAATGTTTGATCTGATGGATATGGTGCGAACATGGGTTGGTTTTTCTTATGCTCAGTTGCAACAGTATTACCTGCCCATAATATTAAGTTTTGAAAATGTGGATTAGCCATTATGAACTCCTTTACTTGTATTAATGGAAATCGAAATCGACCCTCATTAAGCTAATTAATTTATAAACTCCTTAGAGTTTACACCTCAAAATAAAATGAATCAACAAAAAAAGGGAGCCGAAGCTCCCTTAAGAATTGTAGTTGAGTTAGAAACGCTACAATAAATCGTTCCTTAAGCCCCTTGAGAACCGTAAACGGCTCTGAAGTTTGAATAACCGAAGCTATAACGCTCTCTAGCTTTATAACGCATATTACCTGTATCGAAGTCACCTTCTAATGATGTTGACATTGGAGATCTTTCAAAATACTTAAATCCGTCTGGACAGTCAGTTTTAAGGAAAAATGCATCAGTATCTGTTAGATAGTTATTTACAACATATCCTTCAGGTAGCATACCAGTATTGTTTATAGCATTGATGTCATTGTCAGATGTGCCAACTCTACCTGGAGAGTTAAGTAATCTGTCAGCAACAAACACTAATTGTGGTGGAATAATAAGCTTCATACCTTTTAGAGCAATATTAAGACCTCTATCATCTGTAAATGTAGAGATATTAATTAATGCGTCTTCAAGTGAAGTTTCATTAAGATCCGCCATAGTGGTAGCTCTGTTTGCTAAAGTACCGCCTCCCCCTAGGGGGTGAGCAGTGTTAATTAAAGATACGCCATCGCCACCTGCTGTACTAAACGCGTTGTTTAGAACAGATGCTGCTTTGATCTGTTTGGTGTTAGCCATAGATCTTGCTAGTGCTTTAGTGTATCTTGCTCCTAGCCTGTCATACAGGTTATCTTCAACAGCTTCTTCAGTTAAAGCGAATGCTAAAGCTACTGTTTCGTGGGTGTAACGAGATGTATAACCTTCGTTAGCTGTATCAAATCTGACACCGCTACCTTCAGCTTTTACTTCCGCATTACCAAACCCTACGATTAGAGTTTCTTCTTCAAACGCTCTATCAGAAGTTTCTGTTTCATAAATTTCTGTATGTTGAGCTTCGTATCTAGCATATTCCATGCCGAACAAAGCATTCAAACCTGGCTCTAATTCTTTCGCTAATTGCGCTCTATTAATTGCCATTATTTATACTCCTGTTGGATCGACATAAAAATGCTCATTAAATTTAACAATTACATTCACGTTAGCTGAACCTGTTGTACTGTTATCTGGGTCACTCGAAAAGCCCATGATTCTAAACGTAGCAGTTGTAGCTGCTGTTGTTCCTGATAATTCAACTGCTGACATACCAGTTTTGGTAGAGCCAGAAGTATAAGAAATATCAGCGTTCAAACCGACATCAGTTTGAGCTGGAGAACCTGCACTTTGAATTTCAAATACAGCATCAGGATCATCTATTACGAATGCCTTAATATCGGACGATACAGTGCCATCAGGATAGTAAGAACTGAAAACAGTCTCACCCGCAGAGTTTGTAAAAGAACAACCTCTAAACACACCTAAAGCTTCATCACCAGCAGCAGCTACCAAAATAGTACCTGTGTTGGTCATTTTTACTAAATCGCCAGAAAAAATATTCCCTGAAGCACCAGAGGCAATTTCGTATTCTGTTGTACCGCCATTAGCGACACCAGAACCTAATTTACCTACTACTCTTGCTCCAAATGGGGCATTTTTGTTAGCCATAATAAGTCACCTTATATTTGTTATTAAAATTTTGATGATCAACTACGTTGACCACCTCCAAAAGTTACTTTGCTTGACCTCTCCGGTTTTAAAATCGGTGAGTTAGGGTCAGACTCTCTAAGAAGATCATTGTCCACAGCATCTTGCTGAGTTTGAGCACGTGCAGCATAGTAGGAGTTTCTCTCTTCACGTGTTTCATTAGGAATCTTTGCCAAAAGCAAACCACCACGGGCTACTACTCCTGCATGACGACCCTCTTGTATAGAATCAAACTTAATTTGATAGTTTTCAGGCAACTCTTCTAGTCTTACGAGGTCGAAACCTTCGCTTAACCTTGCAGTTACATTCTTCCTATCTTCTTGACCTACATTTTCAGATCTAATCCACCTGTAAGTATAACCTTCAGGTGCAGGAGGAGTATCCAACATAGATGGTGGGCTCCATGGTTTGCGAGCTTCTTTAGTAGCTCGAGTGTCGGCAGAACGTGGTGTTCTGTTTGTGTTGTTATCTTTTTCAGTCATAACTATTACCTTTTAACATATTTTGCGTACTCTGTTAAGGGTACGTTTAATCTTTTTGCCATTTGAACTTCTGCTGGCGACAACTTAACTTGTCTTTTTGAGCCGGTATTACCTGCTACTCTGCCTGCCGAAGCCACCTTTTGTTGAGGCTTCGATTTAGCAGAAGACTCTTCAAACTTGTGTGGAAACTCTTGTCGCAATCTTTTATCGACTTCAGAATAATATTCATCTGTTTTGGGATCGTATCCTTCTGCAACAAGTTTTTGATCTATGGTAAAAGCAGCTAACGTCATGATTTCATCCTCACCAAACCATTTATTTTTCTCTACCCATGCTTCTTGTTTTTCATCTAGCTGTGGTGGAGCTTGGTATTGTGGTGCAGGCTGTTGATAGTTTTGCTGTGTGTTTGTTGGTTGTTGAACTGGTTGTTGTTCTAATGCTGTTTTTGAAGAAACAATTTTATTTTCTTCTACAGCAATCTTAGCTAAAACATCTTGTGCTTTTGCAACCTTTTCATAATCTTGGTTTTCATGAGCAGACTTTAAAGCAGTCATAGCTTGTTGTTTTTGTGATTTCAGTCTATTTTCAGCTTCCATCAGATAAGATCTATCAAGATTTGAGCTTCTTGCTCTAAGCTGTTCGTTTTCGGCAGCAGTTCTTTTTGCATATTCGTATGCAGACTCCTGGCCTCTTTCAGCTTCTCTTAATTTTCTAGTAAGCGTATTAATTCTTTTTTGTACGCTTTTAGAATAATCTTCTAATTCGTCTTCTTTTTTTGCTTCTGGCGTATCAGATACATCTTCTATTTGTTCGTCTGCTTCTTTATCTTCAGACTCCATAGGTATTTTCGTCTCAGCTTTCGCTTCTTCAACAGGTTCTAGTTCAACAATCTCTCCTTCTTCTACTTCTGTTTCTTCTACAACCTTTGCATTTTCTTCAGCCATTTTTTCTCCTTATACTGCAAGAATATCGTCAGGATCTAGGATGGTAGCTATCACCTCATCATCGTTAATAATTCTGCATTCAGACTCATCACCGAGTTTGAAACGAGCACCAGCATATCTGCCTATCAATACCCATTGTTTTTCCTGGCACCAAGGATGATCAAACTTGCTTGTATCCTTGTAGCAATCAGGACCCATTTTTACTACATAGCCAACGACAGTAGCTAGAGATTCTCTATCTACGGTTGATTGAACTAAGTGGATTCCTCCTTCAGTAACTGCTTTACCTTTGTAAGGTAATATAAGTATCCGCCAACCTGTAGGCTGGGGCATACGTTCTAAAAATGATTTTTCTAAAAGTGTTGGATCTAAAACTCTTGCCTCTTCTTTAACGTAGGCAACATTTTCTGTTGATTCTTCGGTTTTAGTTTCTTCTTGTTGTTGTGCTTTTTGCTCTGCCTCTATCGACTTTGCAACATGATCAGGGACTTGTATCTTGCTCATCTTGTTGTATTTTTCCTAGCAGTTCTCTAAATATATTTTCTGCATCGGCTAGAGAACTGTAACGCCCACGCAAATATTCATATTGAGAAAAGTCTTTACACCCTGCTAACATAGCATCTTTGGTGTCCTCTCTCCTGGCTTCGAGTTCTTTCAGGAACTTGTTAGCCAGCCAAACTGGATCCATTAATAGATTCCAGAAAACTTGCCACCGAACTCGGCAGCACCCATGCCTCTAGCTTTACCTTTGCCCATACCAGGCTGAGGTTTAGTGTTGGCTGAAAAAGTACCAGCTTTAGTTTTCAAAGATCCGTTACCTTTGTTGCTGTAGCTGTTTTTGTTTTTCAAAACCTTGGGTGTTTTCTGTTGACTTATCTCTGTTCTTTTAATCATGGGTTTTATTATGTGTATTTATTTTTTAATTTGCAAGTTTTAATTTTTATTTTGCATATCTAACATTTTAAAACGTGCTTGCTGTTCTAACCTAGCTCTAGCAGTTTCATCACGTAAATCAGCGATATCTTCCATAGCTTCTATTCTTTCTCTATCAACATCAATACGTCTTTGTGCCTCCATAGCTTTACGTTTTTCTTCTTGTAAGAACTGTTGTTGTTCCATAGATAACTCTTGACCTTTAAGGGCAAGTTCTTGTTTTCTTATGGCAACTAATGGATCTTCGTCACTAGGATCAGCTACTTGCTGACTGTATTGGGTAATAAGCTCTGCCATAATAGGTGCAGAGAACTGTGCTAATATATCACCTGCTTGTTGCACCAACTGTTGTGCTTCAGCAGGATTTGCCTGTTGAGCCTGTTGTTGTAATTGTTGGAACTGTTGCATAACTTCAGGTGGCATTTGTTGTTCTGCCATAGTATCTGCTTTCATTTGTAAATGTTGCATGATATGTGAATGTATCAAAGCTTGTACCTGTGCGTTCATTTGCACTGGTGGTGTTTGCAACAGAGCAATATGGGTTGCTATATGTGCATCATGGTTCTGTTGACCAAAGGCTTGAGCCTGTTGACCTAGTAATAGTTTGTTGTTTTCAAAACCTGCCTCTAGTGGACTTGGCTCTGTCGGTGGTGGTGGAGTCAATATCTTTTCAATATTATCCACACCTATAGCTGAGTACATTCTTTTGTAAGACTCATAAATACCATTAGGACCATGAACATCAGGATTAGATTGAACTAATGCCATCATTTCTTGAGCCATGGCAATGCGTTGAGATTGGCTAAATATATCGGGGTTAGAGATAGGGAATATATCTATATTATCATCAAAATCAGATAATTTTATCGCGGCATTGCCACCAGCTACGGCATAAGGGTACTCTGGGGGAAGGTACTCCTTAAACACTTGTGCAAGTAACTTAAACTCTTTTTTCTGTGAATTGTGTAATCTTTTGTGAATGGCACTTAAAACTTTAGTAGATCTTTCTAGTAAAGCTAATGTTGTGCCTACAGGTGCATTAGGATTACCTTGACCTGTATTAATTTCTGCAATAGATGCAAACTTTTTACCACCGTCTACCAATATACCTAGTAGATTAAGCAAAGTGCCACTAGGCTCTTTGAATGGTAATGGTTGGATGGATTCTCTCAATGATCCACCAGGAGCATCAACATCTCTGAACTCACCTGGTTGAATCGGTGTATCTTCATCTCTAATTCTTATACCTCTAGTTTTAAAACCAGCAGGTAAGTTAGCAAGGGTACCAGCGTCAATAAGCTGTCTTAGTATTGATGTAGAAGCTTTAGATAAACCACCTATCATGTGAGTTAAACCAAAACCATAAAATCCTAGTCCTGGTAAAAACTTGAAGTGCACAAAATATTCAATCTTGTTCTTCATAGGATCTTGCTCTTGAAAGTTTCTACGGATAGATAGTATTTCGTTAGATCCTGAATCAATGGTTACGATATATGGCAGTTTTACACCTGTTAGTTCACCGTTTTCATCAGTGTCCTCAAAGCCATCAATATCTAAATTACAATGTACTTCGTAAAGAATAGATACTTCACCATCATCATAAGATGGCTCCATGCCTGAAAGTTTGTTTATTTCTTCTTTAGCTTCAGAATACATATCAGGTTCTTCACCTGTATCTATGTCTATCTTGCGGTAAAAACCAATCGCTTGAAGTTTTCTAACTTCGTTTTCTGGCATCTTGACCACGTTAGTAATTCTTGGGCAAGTTTCTAAATCAGTAGTGTAGTAAGGCACGATTAGATCTTCAGGTGCAACAAACTTAGATACAGCTCTGCCTAGAGTTTCATCGTAGTAAACTTTCTTAAATGCAGATCCTGCAAGAGGCAGGTAAAAGAGCATCTGATCTAACTCTTCATCAAACTCTTCCATCACATGAACAATTTGATAGTTCATGAAGTCTTTGACTCTTTGTGCTTGTTCCTCTACCGCAGTATCGTATGCACCAATGACTTGTGTTTTTACGGGTCCACCAGAGGGTAATAATTCTTTGTATGCTTGTGCTTGGAAAGTTGTGACTGCTTCACCTAGTAACGGGTGAATGACTCCAGATGCACCTTCGAAAGGCTCAGACCTTTCATCGTCAAACTTCATGCCTAGGTATTTCAGACCATCGGTGTAAGTCTTTTCCCAGTCTTCACGTGATGATTTGTCTCTATCAATGCCGTCTACTAGCTCGTTAGCTATTCTGCCAAGATCTGAATCGGTCATCATCTCAGCTAAGTTTTCGTTGAACCCTGTTTCCATGGGTTCTTGCATATCAGCTTCTAATATTGCACTGCCGTCTTCCTGCAATACGAAGTCTTCCATACCAGCTTCTTCAATCGCAGCTAATGCTACTTCCATTCCCTCATCGCCTAAAGGCACTTGGTTTTCTTCGTTGAGAACTGTTGGATTAATTTCTTTATCTATCGCCATTAGTAATATACCCTTCTAATCGGTGCTTTATCCTCATCCATATAATCATCGTCCAGAGAAACTAAGCCGCCCTCTCTAAATCTCATGAGGGCTTGAGTCATAGTATCACATAAATCGTCATTTTTACCAAAAGGAAAAGACGCACACTCTTCAATCATTTCCTCAGCAAACTTACGTTCTGGTGCATAAACTAGGTTTGATTCAAATATAGGTGCAACTGAGTGCATCCTGGTTGATTTATCGTGTCCTCTAGTCGGTGAGTAATTGACAACAGGTATGCCTAGTCTTCTAAGTTCGTGAGTAAGAGGTGTACCAGAGGCTTTTGCTTCAATCAGTGTCATGTCTGGTTCCCAGTATTTATATTCGTTATAGGCTATACGTTTGAGTTCAGGAAAGTCCCCTCTGCCTTTTTGTGCATCGAGCAGAATAATACAATCGGGTGAATCAGGTGTTGGTCTAAAAATACCCCAAGTAGATATAGCCGAGTAGTCAGCGTTCTCTTTCTTAGAAAAGGCTGTATCGTAGCTTTGTATGATGTAGCTTACCGGTGGCATAGCTTCACTGTTCCAGATGTTCCACCACTCACGTTTGATGATAGAACCTTCTTCAGAAGTAGGAGTTTGCATCCACTGTGCGTTCCATTTCTGCACAGGTAGTGAGGCTTTTACCTTTTCTAGCTCAGATATTTCCCAGAACTCAGGCCATAAAGGATTGTTGGTTTCAGGAAAGATAGCAGGGAACTCTACAACTTCCCACTGATCAGCGTTATCTTCTTTTTGTGCATCAAGCAGTTTTGCCGTTAAATCAATAGAAGACCAACGTGTCATCACTAGAATGATGGCTCCACCAGGTTGCAAACGCTGTCTAGGTCCAGAGGTATACCATTCCCAACAAGATTCTAACGCACTGGGACTTAGAGCGTCTTGTTCTGAGTGTGGATCGTCAATAATTAGTAGATCCGCACCACGACCTGTAATAGCACCACCGACACCAGCAGCGAAATATTCGCCTCCTTTGTTGGTTTCCCAACGACCAGCAGATTTAGAATCAGCTTGAAGTTCTACTTCGTTAAAGATACGCTTATATCTGTCGGTATCCATCATGTTTCTAACCTTACGACCAAACCTTACGGCTAGTTCGCCTGTGTGGGTGGTCTGCATAATCTTACGATTTGGCTGTTTACCCATGATCCAAGCAGGAAAATAGGTAGAACAGAACTCAGATTTAGTGTGTCTAGGGGGCATATTGACGATTAAACGGTTGATTTTGCCGTTTGCTACGTCTTCTAGTTTTTTTGCGAATATCTTGTGATGACGGCCACAAATGAACTCTGGCCACATATAATTGATGTATTCAAGGAAACTTTCTTGGCATTTTGCCTGTTTTTCAAGGGTTTGGAGGCGTTCTTTGAGAACCAGCGTCTCTTTTATCTCCTGATCCGATAGGTGTGCTAGGTTCATAACTCAGCTAACATCCTGTCTATTTCTACAGGTCCACCTAGTTTGAAAGCATCAATACCTTTATCTTTGATAGCTTCTACCAATTCATCAGTAAATTTAAGGTAAGTTCCATCGTATTCGGTGTCTGTGCCCTCTACTTTAGAAATCATACCCTTTTGATCGGCTCTGTTTGGTATAAGTTCGTCTAATATCTTTTGTATTTCTTTCTCACCGCTAGTGTATTGTTGGACAATTCTCTCTGGACTGCCCTCAACTTGGGCTTGTTTATTACCTATATGCACCCCTTGTCTGCCTTTTCGGTAAGCATCAAGAACTCTGGCTCTTACAGGCAGTTTCATATACTTAGAATTACCGCCATCAAAGTATGGATCTATCTTCATACCAAAGTCTTTAGCGTTGACGCTAACAGCTTTTTTTAGAGCCTTAACACCGTCAGCTAATTCAAGCATAGTATCGCCTTGACTTGCTATATCATCAAAGTAAGCTTTAGCTAAGTCTGCTGGATTGTTTGGAACATCAAAGTATTTTTGTCTGCCGCCTTCCATGGTGTAGAAAATTTCTTCTGGAGTCTTGTCTAAAGACTCAGAGAAAGGTTTACCTGTAATACGCTCTACATCTCTGGGTGTGATATCTAGCTTATCTATACCAAAACGCAATACATCTTCATTCAATGACTCTGATATTTTATCTATATCTACAGGAACGCCATCAGCTAGGGCTTTATTTACTAAATCTACTTGTTTGTTATAGTCCTTGAGCTTTCCAAGAATTACTTTTTGTTGTGCTGGATCCACGAAGCCACCTCTTGAAGCAGGTGATTTACCTAGTATTTTTTTCTGTATTTTGTTTATAGCAATACGTCTATCAAGTATTTCTTTAAGAACTGCACGTGTTTCTGCGTTATTAGGTATTATATCGTCAAGCTTTGTTTTTAAGGATGGTTTTAAAGCTGTTAAAGTATAAAAATTTTCAGGAGTTATCTCTACATATCCTGATTTTCCCTTACCCTGCAAAGATTTTCTAAATATATCATCTGCAAATTCTGTAAATGAAACTGCCCTATCATACTCATTACCCGGTGCTGATAATGCTGAATATGTATTTAATCTCTTGCTAGGTGTAAAAAACTTAGCTGGTATTCTGTTTGCTAGATCTTCATCTGAAAATACTTTATAAAGATCATCACCTAAGAGCTTTTTAAGTTTATCCGTGTCATTGTTCATAAGAGCATCAACAAAATTAGCATCTAGGTTTCTAGTAAAAGCTTTAGCTTGACTACTTGGACTTCTGAGTAAAGTCTTCAGTTCCATAGAATAACTATTACCAGCTTCGTTTATATTACGTAGCTGGGTGTTATCAATGTTTCTTATAGTGTTCCTAGTGTCGCGAAACTCACTAACTTGTCTAGGCAGATAAGTATCAGCGACTTCTCCTTGGAAGTCTGATTGAACTCTGAAGATACTGTCAAAGTAATCACCGTCTTTAATATCTAGCTCATCAAAGGCTTTTTGTATCTTTTTGCCTTTATCTATGTATTCTGAGGAATCATCAAAACCGTAAGCAAGTGTGTATCTACCTCTTGGATCGGTAGTACCAACACCATCAAATACATAAGCCTTGTTTCCCTCAGCACCGTCAGGATACTTGAGCCCACTGTAATGATCAGGTTTGCTTCTGTATTCACCTGATCCTCTAACAAAGTAGACAGCTTGATTCTGTGTTTGTTGTAAATCTTCGTTAGCAAATCTAGTATCTGGTGATGCAAGGTTTTCTTTTGGAACTCCACGCATTTGAATAGCATCTCTTTGAGATCTGTCCATGTAATCGTCTAAAAATTCACGGGATACGGTTTTACGCCCTGCGGTTTCATTTAAGAACTTGGGATTGATTTCATTAGCTTCGTCTAAGATTCTTAGTAATCTAAGCTCTCCTTTGGGTATACCAGCGTTAAGTAAACGCTTGACCCACTCTTCAGGGGCTAATTCTTGGACTTTTTTGCCTGGAGATTGAGGATGTAAGCCGTTTACCCACTTTCTAGCCTTAGATCCAAGTTTTATTTGCATTTGACCTATGTTGTAGGATGTTTCATCTATACCTTTTGGTTGGAAAGGTTGCACTTCAGGAAGCTCAGGTTCTACTTTCTTAGGTGGTGAGAGCTGCAACGGCTCCTCAGTAAGGGGTTTGTCAGGGGTTGTGGGAGCGTCTACAGTTTTTGACGCAGACTTCGTTACACCTCTAGCACCTCTAAGAAATCTAAATAATGGTATTAAACTTATGCCAGATAGAGCAGATAAACCAATATTGCCTGCTCCACCGAGAATATCGCCTTCAGCTATGTTAGTTTTAGCCCTAGCACCAAACTCTCCTACTTCATAGGCTGCAAGAGCATCACCAACGCCTGGTGATATGCTAACGGCTATCTGATCTACGACAGGTAAGTCTTCAAAGGTACGGTAGGCTTCACGAATGTTGCCCTCAGCTATCTTGCTGCTTAGGTCTGAAAGTATCTCTTTTCTTTCAGCCATGGCAGGCTATATGGATATAGAGTCTAGTATTCTAGTAATTTCGTCTTGTTGTGGTACGTTTTGAGCTTGAATACCAATCTTTTGCTGTTGTAACTGGTCAATTTGGTTAGCGACCTCTTGAGCTCTACCAAACTCTTGTGCCTCAACCAGCATATTGTAAGACTTCATAAGATTACTAATCTCGTTTTCAATCGAGAACATTTGATTCTCAGGTGATCTAGTTTCAAATCTAGGCTCGTTGTCGGACATAGCAGGTCCACCTTGAGCCATAAGCACAGATACTGGTTGTATTGGCTCGTCATCACCTTCAAATCTAGGTATAACGCTTATAGAACCATCTTCATGAGTCCTTATAATCTTATCTCCTTCTACTTTTTGTTCTACTATAGGGCTTAGGTTTTGTCTGTAAAAAGCGTTATCAAAACTGTAGGGTTCAGTAAAGCCTTGTGTTTTATCGTACATATCTGCACCACCCACTGCTGATAATCCTAAACCTATACCAGCTTTTTTCATAAGCTCTCTATCGGCATTAGTTGCCATTGCGGCAGCAGCCAATCCTCCAGGAGGTTCATTACGCAATATTTTTCCAGGTTTGTTGAGAACTTTTACTAAGACATCAGCATAACCACTATCAAACATTTGTTTTTGTACCATAGGTGATATGCCTTCATTTTGATGCATAGCCGTAAGCAAACTTTCCATATTGTCATCAGACATTCTTGTTTCACCAAAAATATCATCAACCATTCTTTGTTTTGCTGGATCTGTTAAATTACCAGTATCTGCTTTTTTACCCCGCAGATTTTCAAAAATTTTTCTTAATCCAGCTATTTTCATTAGATACCAAACATCTCCCTAGCCATCTGTAGTTCTTCCATAGTAATTCCTACTTGGTCTAAGAAAGCCTGTATTTCTTCGTCTGAAGCACCTTGGGATACCATTTGTTGTAGAATTTTTATAATTTGTGTGAGGGCTTGTTTAGCCTCTTCTTGGTCAGAACCTGATATTTGGTCTAATTCTTGTTGTAATTCACCTGGTAATTCTTGGGGGGCAGGAGTCCCTTGCATCATTGGTTGCTGTGGTTGCATAACAGGGCTTACCTGCATATTCATCATATCTTCTTCCATCTGGTACCTAGTAGATAAAATCTGATAAAAACATAAAAAAATAGGGAATGACTAGCATTGTGCTACAAATCTATTTTGTTTGTGTAAGTTATTAAGCTTGTGTGTGTATATATACCGTAGGTACCAATTTGTCCCCCCACCCCCTAAAAACATGATCCGACTCCGATATTTGTGTCCACTAAAAGAATCCTAAGCATAAAAAAAGGGACGATTAAGTCCCTTCTTTTCTCCGATTAGTTGTTTATGTTACTGTTCTATATGGATTTCTCCAATGATTCCATTCTAACTCTAAGTCTTCTTCCGAAAAGAATACATTGGGATTACCCAATGCATCTTTACGAAAACGAACTACACCTTTATCAACTA